ACGGCGCAGTCGGAAACGGCACAACGGACGATACCGCGGCATTCAATTTGGCGGTGGCCGCAGCAGCCAGCAAGGGTGGCGCAACAGTGTTTGTACCGGCCGGGAACTACCTTCTTTCATCGACAATTCTGTTGTCGAGCCCGAACGTCTCGATTGAGGGCGATTCCCCTTATTCCGCGACGATCAGGGTTCCATCGGGCGCCACGGGATTTGCCGGCTACAACCCGAATGCTGTGTTCGTGATCAACGCTGATAACTGCGGCATCCGCTCGCTTGGGATGAACGGGAACATCGCGAACAACGCTTCGCTTTCGTTCGGCGCAATTGCAAACACGACGGCTGTATCGGGAATCTTTGTCGAGGATTGTTACATCCACGACTTCATTTACAACGGGATCATTCTTAATCCCCTGACCGGCTCGACCACGAGTTACCGGATCAACCGCAACCGCCTGGAAAACATCGGGTGGGGCGCCATCACGGCTTACTGCTCGACCAACGGCCAGATCAACGAGAACTCGATCATCAGTTGCGGCTCGAGCGCGATCCAGACCGGCTATAACTCGAACACGAGCAATTTCACGGTCGCGCAGTACGTTGTCATCGATAACAACTACGTGAACCGCGCAACGCCGCCGACGCACATCGTGGGCAGCGCAGCAGAGAATGGATTCATGATCGTAGTCGGCGCCGGGGACCAGTACATCACAGTCTCCAACAATGTCTGCTACGACAACCGACACGCTAATCAGGATGGCATCGGTTTGGGACAAGACGGAACGCGCGTCAACGAAGGGCTCGTATTCGATTCCAACGTCGTCATCTACGCCGGCCTGTTTGGCATCGACGTAAGTTCCAATCACATTGTCAGCAACAACTACATCCGGTTCTCGTCGCAGCAAGGCATCAAGCTCGGCACTGACCTCGGCGGGAATCTCGTCAATGCGACGGTCGTCAACAACATCGTTGATTCCTGCAACCTTGCCGGGAACGGATCTCAGGATGGCATCTGGGTGGATGGAACGCTGACGGGATCTCTTCCGACTGCGCTCTACGAGAACATCAAGATCAACGGCAATCGCGTGATCGATTTCAACTCGCCCGCTAATACGGTGTACGGACTGAACATCACATTCCGCAGCAACCTGACCTACCTGAATTGCGAGTTTTGCGACAACGATTTTTCGCAGCTTGCGGGCATCAACGGGAACGCCTTTCACGCAACTGGACCAAGCACAAATTACGTCGGCTGGGCATTCAGGAAAAACAAACACCCAACTCCACTTCCCGCCATCGCAGGAACGGCCCCACTAATCATGGGGCTCGATGCGGCAACCGTTGTGAACGGAGGCGCGACGAACCTCACCGACTTTGTCGGCGGGTTCGACGGGCAGGAATTCACAGTTCAGTCCGGCAACGCGAACACGACGTACGTCAATGGTTTGGGCATTTCGATTCACAACAGTGTGAATCAATCAACGACCGCATCTTCGATTTATAAGTTCTTCAGATACGCGTCGATCTGGTATCTGAACCAGTTCTTTACGCCTTAAAGGACGGCCGGCAATGGATCATTACAAAGAACAACTTGTCGCCGCTGCAAAGACGGCACCGGCCTGGATCGGGGTGGTAGTGGGCCATGCGCTCGACAGCATCACGCTATCGGGGCTTGCTCTGCTCGCATCGACGGTCTACAGCGTCGTGCAGACCTATATCTCGATCCGCAAATACAGGAGCCAGAAATGAGCGCCTTCGATGACGCTTTCTCGGCCCTTATAGGCAACGAGGGCGGCTATGTGAACAACCCGGCCGATCCTGGTGGAGAAACCATGTTCGGAGTGACGGCACGCGTCGCGCGCGCATGGGGCTATGCCGGCGATATGAAAGACCTTCCTCTCGAGACTGCCAAGGCAATCGCGAAGAAGAACTATTGGGATGCGTATCAGTGCGACCAGTTCGACCCGCGCATTGGCTTTCAGGTGTTCGACGCCGCATACAACGGCGGGCACCCGGCGCAATGGCTTCAGCAGGCGGCCGGCGTCACGGCTGACGGCGTGATTGGCTCTATCACGGTCGGCGCAGTGCGCGCGGCAGATCCAATGAAACTCATCATCCTGTTCAACGCCTCGCGACTTCTCTACTACACGAGCCTCGCTGCTTTCGAGAGCTTCGGTAAGGGCTGGGCGAACCGTATCGCCGGCAACTTGCGGAGGGCTGCGTCATGAGCGCATGGACATCAGCATTGAACGTCGTCAAGACGCTGGCTCCAACGATTGCTACAGCACTCGGCGGCCCGCTGGCTGGCGGGGCGGTAGTTGCGCTGGAAAGCGTATTCGGCATCACACCCAAACCCGATGCATCGACTGATGATCGTCAGGCGTCACTCGCTGCGGCGATCAGCGGTGCGACGCCTGAGCAGCTCGCAGCCATGAGGGCCAAAGATCAGGACTATGCGCTCGCAATGGCGCAGGCCGGGTTCAAGAACACGGAGACGCTTGCTTCTCTGGCAGTTCAGGACCGCGCCAGCGCGCGCGCCATGCAGATCAGCACCAAGAGCATGACGGCGCCTTTTCTCGCTGTCTTCGTCACGCTTGGTTTCTTCGGCTGCCTCGCGCTGATGATGTTCTATCCGATCCAGAAGGAAGCGCACGACGCCCTGATGCTGATGCTCGGGGCCCTTGGAGCTTCGTGGTCGGCGGTCGTCGCCTACTACTTCGGTAGCAGCCAGTCGAGTGATCGCAAGACGGAGTTGCTCGCTCAATCCACGCCGGGGTCGCCTCAATGAACCTGATTCTTCGCTACCTGATGAACTGGCTGATCCTGCTCGACCAGGCGCTCAACACGCTCGCAGCAGGTTCGCCAAACGAAACGATCAGTGAGCGCGCAGCAAAGGCGCGCAACGCCGGGCGCCGATGGGGCTGCGTTCTCTGCAAGGCGCTGAACTGGATCAACCGCGGCCACTGCGACAAGGCTCTCACATCAACTATCGGCGACGACGCCGTAATTCCTGACGGTAAATGACCATGAAAAGAATCCTCACCGCTCTCGCGCTGGCATGCGCTGCTGTTTCCTCGTTCGGAACCACGCTCAACCCGGTGCAGTTGCTCAATCCAGCCGGATCGAGTTCAGGCCAGGCGATCATCTCGACAGGGGCATCGACCGCGCCCGCATGGGGGAACGTTCCGATTGCGAATGTGACCGGCGGGGCTCCACTGGCATCTCCGAGCTTCACTGGCACCGTCACGATCACGAATACGAGCGGCAATTCATTCGTTGTGAACGGCAGTGGCAACACGAGTTCCGGCGCTCAGTTCTTCCTGCAAGGGAATGGAGCGACTACCCCGAACAAGTATCTGCGCGCGTTCAACGGTGCATTTCAGATTGTCAACAGCGCGAATAGCGCGACGCCGATGTCGATGGACGACGCCGGCAATGTGACGTTCTCGGGAAGCGTTACCGGGACCGCAGGATCGTTTTCGACGCTCTCCGCGTCAGGACTAGCCACGCTGTCCGGTGGCATCGCGGGTAACACGACCGGAACGGCCGCGTCTGCTGGTACGCTCGGAGAAGTGCCGAGCGCGGCGTTCTCGTCAGTCGCTATGACGACGACCACGGTGCAGAACCTGACGAGCATCAACCTGACGGCTGGTGTTTATCTGGTCTGGGGATCGGCGACTTACACGGTGGGAACTGGCGCCACGATGAACATCTGGTTGGCCGGCGTCAGCCAGACAACGGGAGCGCTCCCCGCTTTGGGGACGTACTTTCAGAGCAGCGGCACCATTACCGCGACGGGCTCCGCCACGGCGAATGCCCCCATGTACCTGTTGCTCTTGACATCCGCCAAGACCATTTACCTGACGGGCGAGGCGGTCTTCAGTGGTGGCGCGGTTACTGCGACAGGTTTCCTCGCGGCGCTGCGAATTCATTAACGTGTAGCTCTCTCGGACGGCGGTGCATGAAAGGCTGCTCGATCAGCCGGTGCGCTGCCTCCGCCAATACCAACGTCGCGGTCGCGAAAATCAGGAATGAGATGACTGGGCGTTCGGCAAACCATCCATGTCTGAGCATGGTCCGCACGACGCTGCCATGGCACAGATACAGGGCATAGCTCCGGGTGCTGAACCAGCGGATCACCTTCGATTCGCCACCGGCTTCCAGATGCGCCCATGACTGGAAATACGCCCACACGACAATAGCCGCGAAGGACGCCGAGGCGAGCGAGAAAGAGAACGTGCGCAGGAAGAATACGCCAACGTCAATCCGGCCCATCAGTATCTGGATGGTTGCGAACACGCCAGCCGCGCCCGCGAGGCCGATCACGTTCTTCCAGTAACGCATGCCGGCCGGGAACGTCCGCACGGCCCAGATAGCCAGAATCCCGAAGGCAATGGCGTCCAGCCTCAGCGCGACGATGCGGCGCACATAGAGGTCAAAATCCGTGCTCGGATCGTAGAACCATATGCGCAGGGCGAGCGGGACGACGATGAGGGTCACCGCGATAACCAGAATCCGCGTGCGCGCCGGCACGCCGACGAGCACCGCGAACATGGCCGGGAAGATCAGATAGAACCACTCCTCGATGGCCAGTGACCAGCTCTCGTGATACCACTGCGCCAGCATCGGCCACGCGAGGTTTTGCAGGAACAGTAGGTAAGCGAGGCACTTCGCGGACCACACCTTGTCCAGCGTGAGCCCGTAAATGGTGACGAATGCCGATGCCACGAAGAAGACGTAGTAGAGCGGCAGCGTGCGCATCCACCGGCGCACATAGAAATTGAGGCTGACGCGCCACGAAAAGCCGCGCTCGAAGTCGCGCAGGATAATCCCGCCGATCAGGAATCCGCTCAGCGCGAAGAATATCTCGACGCCCAGATCGCCGGTAACGTAGATCAGTTGGGGCACATCCTTCAGCGCGAACGCGGAGTAGTGCACGGCGAGCACCGGCAGGATGGCGAACATGCGAACCACATCCAGCCCGAAGTTTCTGTTTTTCATTTGCTCTTTCCTTGGCGCCACCAGTCCCATTCACTCCACACCCACAGGAGGATGCCGGCGCCGCTGATCATCCATGTCTCGGTCGGGAGCTGCGCGCCTGACAGCATCCATAGGATGGAGGCGATGGAAACTGCGCCCGCGGACCGGACGACAATCTTGATGTAAAGGGGCGGCTGATCGTTCATTGTCGGAGCATTTTGGTATCGCGCGCAGTCTACACGACTGGCCACCGGTAGGATTTCCGGTTTCTTTGACTGGCTCCACAGAATCTCTCTTTCGGTGGAACTCTGCCATATATAACGGGTTAGTTCGAGTCCGGTCCCCGGCACCACTTAATGTATACCAATTTCTCCGCTCAGTGAAGAAATATGTGTAAACAGTGGGTTAGGGAAACCCTCCTGTGAATGCGTACAGTATCCATTGACCGTTCTGTGTAGAAGTTTGTAGACTTCATTCCACATTCCACACACACGGTCCTCCACACATGGCCTCAATCACGCAGCAGCCGAATGGCAAATGGCGGGCTCAAATCTTCGTTAAGGGACAGCGCGATACACAGGTGTTCAGAACGCAGCGCGAGGCCAAGTCATGGGCTGTTTCGCGCGAGGAAGAAATGCGCCGGCTGAATGGCATTCCAGAGGACGAAAAGCACACTCTGAAAGAAACGCTCGAGCGCTATATCGAGGAAGTGACAGAGAACAAGAAGGGCAGCCGGCACGAGACTCTGCGCATTCAGGGATTCATCAGAGACTTCCCCGAAGTTGTGAATCTTCCGCTCGCCGAGGTCAAGACGCCGGTGCTTGCTCTATGGCGCGACGCCAGGCTGAAGAAGGTCAAAAGCTCGACGGTCAACCGCGATGTCAACTGGCTTCGCAATGCCCTTCTGACGGCGCGCGATGAATGGCACTGGATGACGCATAACCCGTTCGCCGGCTTCCGCTTCCCGAACGATCCACCGCCGCGGGACAGGCGAGTGACCCCAAAGGAAGTCAGGGCGCTCTGCCGGGCCTGCAACTACGTCACTGGCCGTACACCTATCAGCAAGACTCAGGAGGTCGCCTATGCGTTCCTGATCGCCCTGAGAACGTCAATGCGGATGGGGGAGATTGTTTCACTGGGCGCGGATAACGTGGACCTGAAGAAGCGCACCGCGACGCTCGATCACAAGATGCAGTACCTGACCGGAAAGCCTCGTGTCATCCCGCTCACGCGCCACGCGGTTAGGCTGCTGAAGCCATTGTCTGGCAGGAAACAGTTCTTCACGATTACCGCTGCGTCTCTGGATGCTTTGTTCAGGAAGGAACGCGCACGTTTGGCGATCGCGATGCCGGAAATTGCGACGATGCATTTTCATGACACAAGAGCCGAGGCGCTTACCCGGTTGTCGCGGAAGGTCGATGTGATGACGCTGGCGAAAATCAGCGGTCACAAGGACCTGTCCATTCTCCAGAACACATACTACCGGGAGTCGGCGGAGGACATTGCCGCGCGCCTTTAGACTGCCTCCAGAACGCGGTCTACCAACTCGATAGGGATCAGGCCGCACTTGTTCAGCTTGAGCTGGCCGGCGCGGACCATCTTCGATACCGTGTGCCGGCTCAGTCCGAGCATTTCAGCCGCCTGCGTGATCGTCACCTGGACGGGCCGCGGGTGGCGCTGCGCATAAAGTTGGACCGCGCGCTCTGCAATCTCGATCTCGCTCATTTCACACCCCATGCGTTCTTCGTGGTTTCAACCATGCGTTGTGCTGCGTCTGCCATTTACTGCTGCTCTCCAGCTTTCTGAGACAGGGCGGCGTCGATGGCTTCGTCGAGAGTTTCGCCATAAAATCGCGCCATCTCTGACATTCTGTTCCTGTTTCCAAAATCAGAATCAAGCGTTCGCAACCACCGATACCGCTCCGCATCCTGCGCATTATTGTTGGCCGCAATGCAGGCGTCTTCGTGTTGCGCTCGCAGCGACAGACCATCGTTCGCTTTCTGATACAGGGCGGCCGGCGGTGCTGGTAGTGGCATCCAGTGCGTTACTGGATGAATGCCATTGAAAACGCCATTCCCGAAATAGCATCGGCAGTCGATGTTTGGATCGCATGCCGGCAGAAGATGTGCATCCGGTCGGAACACCAACACCACCTGCCGCTCTTCCGGCAGGCGCTCATCGACACTGATCCACGCATCCCGCCCGTCTCCCTTCTCAAGAGCGGCGGTGGGAGCGGTGTAGAGCGCACGCACCTCGCATTGCGGACCGTTTTCGTATCCGGCATAGCGTCCGGTGGCAAGCGTCGCGTCGTATAGCTCCTGCGTGCAGTTCTCCCACTGGATAGGCACGCCATCGATCCGGCCATCTGCCCGTCGAACTTGCCACGCCACCGCCTCTTTCCCTGCTGCCGCGCCGTCGGTGGGGGCAGTGTCCATACAAAGCTTCCCGTAACCATGACGACACAGCAGGCGGGCAGTGGATCGCTCTTTCCGCTCAAACTCAGCAATGCGGGCGGATTGCTGTTCGATGAGGTCGGCGGCTTCGTCCACTTCCGTGAGTCCCACCAGACGGAGACTCTTTGCTACTTCTCTGACGTCAACCATTATTTGTCTCCTTGGCGAGTTTGCGAATAGCGGCGGCGCAGGCTGAGCCGACCTCACGAGCATCCATTAATCGACCATCTGCCCATATCGAATCCAGGCTGGCGTTTAATGCCGCACTCGCCGCTTGCTCAAGCGCCGCGCGGCGGGATGCTTGCTCGATGGCGCGCGCTACCTTGACGAAGTGATCTTCGGTCAGGTCGAGCCAAGGAGCGCATCCTGGATGCGTGCATCGCCATTTCTTGGCGAACTCGAGCAGTTGGTCGTCAGTCATGGTCACTCCCACGATTCAATGACAAATTTCCCGAAGACACCGCGGAAGGTCCCGAGACCAATCGCCAAGCCTCCTTCCTCGACCAGGTTTCGAATCTCCTGCTCCTTGATCTCCTTGTTCGGATAGATGTCGAGCGTGAATGCGATTGACCATGGAAGCGGCAAGACGGGGCGCTCCTTCGGGTTAGGAATTCCCTTGTCGAGGCGTGCTACCGCGCGATGCAGATAAATACCGGTCTGCGGCTCTCGGTCATCCTCGAACTTGCCGACGCGGATCGGTATGCCATCGCGCAGAATCGGCACATAGTTCGGGTTGTTCGGATGGCCGCTGATGCTCGTGAAGCTCAAGCACGCATTCGCGATGTCCTTATAGGCCCGCTTGTCCCTCAACCTCTTCGGCGCGCTGTTCGTGTTGTGCGCCGTTAGAAACGACACAATATTGATGGCCGGCAGACACAAAATGTCCGTTCCAGGCACCTGATAAATCTTCTGGTGCCATTCCAGCTTCGTCTTGTTGTCGCCCGCGTACCGGTCGAACATGATGTCGCGGATTCCCCTCAGCACTACCGTCCTCGTCACCTTGTCCAGGCGCGTGTCCGATTTCGTCGTTACCGTCATTACCATTCTCCATTTTCGAATCCCTCGCCTTGCGCATCGGGAGGGGGACTGTTGCCAATCCCCGACCCGCTACACACTGCTGCAGCACCTCGCCTCGCCATTCCTTGCCCCGCCCTGCGCCGCCGCGCCTCGCCACGCCAGGCAGTGCCTGAATAGCTAATCCTTTCCTGTATCCGTTTGTTTCTCAGTCAGCGCCACCTGTGTCTGTGCTGGTTGCGTTGCCGTGGATTGCGGGCAGTCGCTTTCATGTTGGCCGTCGATGGGTTCGCCGCAGAAGAAACAGATTCCGGTAGAGCGCTCGCCCTGCTCGGCAGATTGCGCAGGCTGTTGTGGGGCGGCAAGTTGCCGAATCCAATCAGCCATGTTGACGCCATCAGGACAGCCAGAGTCGGTGCATGCGCTCATAAGCCGTTCGCAACATTCTTCAGCAACTTTTAGCCTGTATGCGCTGAAAGGGATGCTAGTCGGCTCCGCTGCCACCTTTTCGGCGGTGAGAGCGGCGCGGGCCATCCATCCGTGGTAAGCGTTTGTATTTTTGCCCTTCCGCGTTTTCCACCAGTCCTGAAACGCGTCTTCTTCGTCAATTGGCCGCTCCCCAATCGCTCCATTTGCGGCGTCCTCACCGATAGACTGGTTTCTGGCAGCGGCGCGGCTGTTCCATGACTCAGCAGCATCGCCGACTGCTGGCCCAGTGACGCCGCAAGATCGGCATTCAGCGTAGGCCTCGCAATCGACGGCGATTCGCCTGGATCCGCAAAACGGGCAACGCTTCAGTTCCTCACCGCTCGGCGAAGTGTGATTTGTCGTGGTCATTTGCTGTCCTTGGTGAGAGCGGTGAGTGCGGCGCGGCTTGCCTGCCATGCGTCGCGCGCCGCTTCCAGTGCGTACTGATGAACGTCTAACAACTCAGCGTGGAATCCGTAATCAGACGCCCAATCTTCGAAGGAATCGGGGCGCGGGAATCGTTCTTCAGGAGCGCATTCGCACTCAACAATATTCGGAGCATAGCCGTCTGATTCCGTCCCGCTGTCGCCGTCCTGATAGCGCCCGTAACCGTGGCAGATGGAACACAGATTTTGCGGAGCGTCTGCTTGCTCGGCGTCACCGCACGATTGCGCGGGAGCGGCGATATGCGCAATGAAGTGATCGTGACCGACGTTCTCCGGATCGCATGCACATGCTCGGCGCGGCATATTGGCGCAACTTACGCCAGCTTTGATCAGGGCCGGTGAGCAATGAACCCATTGGCCTGACTGCACGGGAGCGGTGGGGGATGCGGCGAGAATTGCTTTCCATACTGGCTGATACCAGCCGTCAAAGCCGTCGGCATCTGTGTAGGCGTCGCCGACGTGGTTCTGCATGGCGAAGTCGGCCTCATCAAGCATGTGCTCGGTCAACTCAACCGGCACCAGCTTCCACCCTTCGAGCACGGCAGCCGTGCTTGCAAGCACGGCGCGGCGGCGCACCGGACGAGTGCTCGCATCAACGGTCGAGCCAACATAGAGCGGCGCAATAGGCTTCCACTTGTGGTAAGTGGAGCTGTAGCGCTCGTCGGTCGCGCGGATCACGTCACCCGACCCCAGAAATATGTACATCGGTCGATCATTGGCCTGCATTTTGTCAGTCATAGCAGCCTCTCCAGCGATCTTGGTAGTGGTGGTATTCATGTCGGGTTCCTTGCGGGTGGGTCAGGCGGCGAACATGTCGCGCTGCGCCGGTAGATACTTGGCTTCTAGCCATGCGTCATAGGCATCGTGATCCGCTTTGGACTTCGAATGTCGATCAAACTTGTGCGTCTTTCCAAATTCAGACCACTGCTGCATGTTCCAGCACATGAATCCGCACATCCTGCCTCCCGGAAACCGCTGGCCATCAAACGCATGCATTTCTTCCGGCGACCTTTCGTGTGCATAGCAATAAGCCAGATAGCGCGGATTCCAGTTGCTCATATTCCATCGCCGGCATAGCCGAACAGTTGTAAAAAACGGGCGCTGACGTAGCCGCCCTAAGCACGCCGCGCTGTCTGCGCGGTTCGGGTCAAACTTCCAGCAGTTCCACGCCAAGCGTCTGCACCGCGGCAACTTCTACGCGCGTCATGAAGTCTCCAAACTGCTGCTTGGTCATCTGGGTAGTGCTAACTGCGACGAGCCCGTTAGGGCCTTCCTGCTTCGGCGCAAACTGGCCTTTGAAATACTCGAACCATGCTTCCTTGCTGAAGCGCTTGCCGTCTACTAAAGCCTGCTCGGCAACATCGCTCAAAATTGCCCAGAGGCGGCGGTTCTGCTCGCCCGATCTCTTGGCCTGGTAAGCCTCTACCGTGACGACCAACGGCTGCCCGATGCGGGCCTGCTCGCCTGCGTTGTCCTTGATGAAGGCGATCATCTTGCGGGCGTGTTCTGGGTCGCGAAGTACGAATGTCGGCATGTCACTCTCCTATTTATGCCGCGCCTTATCGGACATCTAACCGATATACGGTCGCGCGGCCGACCTCGGAAATCAGGCGGCTTTCGATTCCAGTTGCTGAATCATCGACTGGACTTCCTGTTCGAACTGAATCAGTCCCGGCAAAAGCAACTTGTCGATATATGCGTCGTCGCGTTCGATGTGTTGGTGAAAAAGGCGGAATCGCTCAGCGACGCGCGGATCGTAGGAGACGAACTCCCACCATTGGCGGCCAGTCACCAACATGCAGCCCTGAACCTGCGGCTGGTGTTCTTCCGGCATGCCGCATAGCCATGTGTTGATATGCACGGCTTCGTCCATCGGGCATTTGCTTTCATAGCCGCCGTCCGAGCCAATTAGCCCATCCGGCGAGCAGCCGATGAATGGATGATCGGGGTGGAGCACGAACTGGCCTGGCATCACAATCAGGCCCGTTTCAACCTCAAAAGCCTCGCGGGCGAACGATTCAACGTCAGTTCCCCAGCGGAGCGCATGGCCGCCCACCTCATGCCGCGGAGCCTGAGAGATGCGCTCAAACACGATCTCGCGCATGTACTTGGCGCGCGCTGCAGTCGGCTTGCCGGCCTTCGTCAGGTCGATAACATCGCCGAAACGCGAAGCAGTGATCTTGCCGGCGCGCGCAAAACGCCATCCGTCTGAGCGCTGCTCGATGACTTCACTCATTTTCTTCGCCCTCGTTGACTACGACATCTTCGGCGCCCGCAATACCCTTCAGGCGCTCCAGTTCAGCCGGGCCAATGGCTTTGCGATCAGTCGCCGTGAGCGCATCACCATTGGGCAATGGCGAGCCGCTCCATGCCTTTGAAAGTGCGTCCAAACCGCCTTCCTTGGCGATAAATTCGAGTTCAGCGATAAGCACGCCGTGGCGCTCGGTACGTTCTGCGGTCGGGCGCGCGGCCTGCGCCGTTTCGACGGCCGACTTGCGGACCTCCTGAGCCGGTCCCATTTCAACGATCCGCTCGGCTTCGTCCTGGTCATAGATGCCGGTGTAGCCAAACGCCATGCGTGCGCACTGGATCATTGCCTTGTGGCGAAGCATCCGCTTCGGGTGAGACTGCCAAGGGCCGGTGCCGCGCTTGCACTCGGACATGTACTCAGTCACGCTGATTGGATGTGAGCGGTCCTTTCGGTGGATGATGCATGTGCATTGCTCATCGTCCTGGCGGAAGTCCATGCCATCGAACTGCGCATGCTCGTTGATGATTCTGGCCCAGCCATCGACGCCAACCACAGGTACGATCCCGCCCTTGTCAGGGAAGGCGTAAATCTCCTTCGTGAAGGGATTCAGGCCGTATTGCGTCGCGACTACGAGCAGGGCGCTCATCTGCGCGTCAGTCACTTGCCCTTTGAACGCGGTGGCCTTCAGGATGTCCAGGACTTCGGGGTTTGCTTCAAGGCCAAAGCGCTGTGCCAGTTTCGACGCAAGCGTTGTGGTCATGTTGCTGGCTACGATGTTGCTCATGATTTCTCCATGCCCGAGACTAAGCCGGGCGTCAGGTGGTTAAGTGGTGCTACGGTTTATCGCCGCGGCCATCTGCACCGAGTCATCCGGCAGCAGTACCAGCGCTATCGCCACTACTACGAGATACCCGAGGACAATGGACAGCAGCGGGTGGCGATTCGAGAATTCGTTCCAGCGCTTCATTGGCTATCCTTGATGAATCTTCGGACGATAGGCTCAATCGGGTATGCGACGGTGTAGTGCTCCGCCATTTCAAGGCGCCGAAATACGCACTGCCATGCGCCCTTCTTAGTCTTGATCTGCAACACCTCGTATCCACCACGACCCGGGCGATGTTCAATCCCTTGGGATGCCAGCCAGTCTTTGAAGGCGTCAAGTTTGCTTACGTGCAGAAGGTTCCTGCTCATCTCAAACTCCCTGCGCGGCCATCCAGCCGAGATAAATTCCGAACACGATCACAATTGCCCAATCCATCGCAGCGCGCATGTCAGCCCCGGCAAAGTGAGTTGAGAAATCGGTCGCCGAAAAACGAAATCAGCAGCAGCGTCGAGAAGCACGCACCGAACAGAGCAGCCCACGCCAGAATCAGTGCATCGGCTCCGCGCAGATCGGAATGCGGTTCGATGTTCACGATCTACCTCGCACAAAAAGGATGAAGGGCGCAGCCATTAAGCAATAGGCAAGGAAGTAGCCGAGGGGGATCATGTCAGGCCTCGCGCTTTAGCCAGAGCAGCACGCGCCTTCACGAAGCCGCCTTTGCCGCCGATCCATTCGGTTTCGATGATTTCCTCCAAAGCGGCGTAGAGGTCATCGACTGCCGCGATCCTGTTCGCATTCACCCGACACACTTCTTTTCGCGCCAGTGAGTCGGTGCTGACGAACGCAATGGAAACGCCTGCGTTTTCAAGGTCGATCGCTCGGACATCAATTTGCCGAAGTTCCTTCATCACACACCCCCCGCGAGCCGGCGCTTGACGATCTGCTCTTTCATCTGGTCGAGCAGGCAGTACATCAGGTGAAGGTCAGCGTTGCCACCGCGCGCCAGAGCGCCCATGAACGCCTCCATTTGCGGCCCAGTGAACTGCGTCGCGCATTCCTCGAGCAGATCGTCAAACGTCACTGCGCGCTCAATTGCTTCGCGGCGGTCGTAGGCGATCAGCGCAGCGTTGTCGCGCGCTTCGAGATCGCGGTCGAACAGCCATTCGCCGTACTTCATGGTCTTGCCGATGACCAGCGGAATCGTGCTCATGTCGCTCTCCTTAGCACCAGCAGACGTTTCGATAGTCCACCGTCCGACGCATCAGCCAGTGACGGCGTATTTCCGGCTGCTCCATGTCCGGGCAGGCGATTTCGAGGTAGGCATTACTGAGTAAAACGATCACGGTATGCAGCCGGTGGAAGTTCATTTCGCGCCTCACAGAGTTGCGTGGTGTGGTGTTGCTGTGAGACAAGTATAGACGTTCCTATATCGGTGTCAATAGGAAAATCTATGCGTGAGGCGAAAAAAAACCCGCCGAGGCGGGTAGACCGAATGGGGATCAGGTCAGGACGGCTTTTTGTACTTCGGTTTGCTGGGCTTCGGGCCCGCTGCAAGCATCGCGGCGTGCAGGCACATACGGACATGCTCAAGCTGGCGCCTGGCGTCGCATGCTTCGCATTGGTTGGTCTCCCCGCGCTCTCCTATGTGCTCAGTGACTAGCTTCAGAGTCTTTTGCTTGGCGTTCATCATCAATTGGCCCCCGTTGGGATGTGGAAAGGTTCCAGGGCGGCCGCCATTGGTCACACCCTGGGCACCATCTGTCTCCAAGAATCGGGGGGTTTTTGTTGGGCATTTATTTCACCTTTTTATTCGTTTGGGCTGTCGGCACGGACTGGAGGATGTATCCCACCCCGGCGATGGTCATCTCCCGTAAAGCTCCGCCTTCCCGGTCAGCCTCGACTAGCTTGTCAATTAACCCTCGCATCTCCGAGGAGACATCGAGCAGTGAGTCTGTAAGTAATCTAGCGCGTTCTTCCCGTGCTGATTGCATAGAAAGAGTACTTTGTATGCCTGTATTCGTGGATTTGACATTCTCCCCACTATCTGAAACAGCATGGCCCCTCCCTGTTTTCAACCACGCCACGTCCACGCTGTAAAGCGCTGCCAGCTCGAGCAGGCTGGTCGTTCCCTTCGTATTGTCGTTCTCAAGGTCCGAAAGCGTCGGCTGTGATAGCCCGACAGCCTTCGCCGCGGCTGCTTGCGTCAATTGAGTCTTCTGCCGCGCCCAACGAAGCCGGGCGCCCAATGTGTCGAGTTTGTCCATATAGGAATTCTTATACAATTTGACATAGAAGTTCCTATTGCATTCCGATATAGATTCGCCTATATTGGAGGCATGGAACCGAACCTTCAAGACATGGTGCAGACCCTTCTCGCTGCTGGACTGACGCAGAAGGCGATTGCCGACCGTATCCCGTGCAGCCAGCCAACCATTTCGGATATTGCTTCCGGCAAGGTTGGGAAGGCTCGCCCGTCCTACCGACTTGTCTCGGGTCTCGAGAAGCTGATTCGCGAACTGCCGAAGCGCAACGCCAAGAAGAAGCAAGCCGTCACCGCCTGAACCCCGTTAGGCCGTCTGTTGTCTGGACGGCCTTATTTTTGTGCGATGCGGTACGTGGAACGCTACCTAGAACAGATGGAACTTTTTATGAACCACATTTATTCAGCCTGCGGGACCGCGATTCTCGTTGATGAGGACGACATGCCTCTCCTGAGCGGATTCAGGTGGTATCTGCGCAAGGACAGGAATGTCACCTACGCGGTCGCGCAACCCGAGAAACGTGGGACATGGGTTCTTATGCACCGGCTCCTGCTTGGTGCTGAGTCTGGCCAGATCGTTGACCACGCAAACGGTAATGGACTGGATAATCGCCGCGAAAACATCCGATTTGCCACGCGCGCGACGAACGCCGCGAATTCGCGCAAGCGTTCGTCTGCTCGCAAATACAAAGGCGTTTCGAAGAATGGAAGCGGCTGGTCGGCGGCGCTGACGACAGAAGGTCAGAACGTCAACTTGGGAACCTATCGCACCGAATCTCTAGCTGCCCTCGCATACGACATTTACGCGGTGCAGGTTTGGGGCGAGTTCGCCCAAACAAATTTCGAATAACGAACTTTCGCTGAGGACGGCAATGCAGACAGAAATGTCTTTCTTTCAGGCAGTGAGCGATCCCGAGTGGTTGCCCGAGTTCCTGATTGCTCGGCTGCGCAACGAGCACGACAGCGTATTGCTGTGCTGGAACAAGCGCCGGGTGAAGTACTCGATGAGCGCCGCGGCTGCGTTGCTTGGTATGCCGAAGTCGCACCTGTCGAACATCCTGGCCGGCAAGAAGTATTTGCCCTACGACATGCGGATTCGGTTCCAGACGTTCTGCGGCAACTTCGCAATCCGTCAGTACGAGGATCGCGTGATGGGCTTCAAGACGATTTCAGAGACGCCGGAACAGAGGCGTATTCGCGAGCTCGAGAGTGAGCTCGCCGCGGCGAGGGCTGCATGACGGGCGATCTAATGATGTGGTGGATGCTCGGCGTTATCGCGGTCGCGGTCGTCGGATGCTGGAAGCTGTTTTAGGAACTGACATGGCCGGTGACTGGATCAAGATGCGCAGCAACCTTTGGGATGACCCTAGGGTTGCGCGTCTATGTGATCTCACTGATACCAGTGAGGCCGTCATCGTCGGCGGGTTGTATTGGCTATGG